TTGTGGGGACTGAAGCTAGAGAACCGTCAGAGTTTCGATAAACAACACTTGAAAATCCTTTACGGTAAAGGGGGGTGTTGATAATTCTTTGCCTATAATCAGCGATGTCGGGGCTAGCAGTTGATCCCGATGCTCCTGTTCCAACAGCTAACATATCAATGCCACGAAAATTACCCACACCTAAGTTTTTGGAAAACAAGATAGCGGCTAAAATCCCACCATCTAGTGTGTATATATTTGATTTATCTAAGACGATTTCTTCTTGACCATCTTTATGTTGGAGAACCCCAAAAACATCCCCTTTGATTTTAACTCCGATTTCTTCTGAGAAACCTAATCCAAAGTTAATAGCAGTCGTTTTTGGTGGTGGGATTTTCGTGTGTATCATATTGTCCTCCAATCTAAAAATTGTGGGGGGGTCTTGTTTACATATTACCAATGTATAAAAGAGTTATTAACTCTCAGTGAATAGTCTTTTATACCCGTAGTCATATTCTAAGGGTCTGATAGGATAGTAGTCCGTAGCGGAATAAGTAGTAGTAGTGGTGGTGTGAGTCAACCCTACATTTTCGGTGTCTTTTGTTGCCCCTGCGTCAGGGTCTGCGATATAACTGATCGTGTCTATCCCACCCCCACCAGGATTATTAGTGAATGTGACTTCGTATGTTTCAGTCGTATCATCTATGCCACCACCTTGACCTAAGAACTCAACTTCATTCTGATTTGGATACTGAAATGGGTCATTTAAGTTAAACCAAGTATCAGAGAGGTTTACATTTGAGTTTGAACCTCTGGCTGTAAAACCAAGAAAAGAAGCCCCTCCTGCTGGTGCTCGTTCAAAGAAGACTTCCATATAATAGGTCTCATTAGGTATGTGATTAAATGAGATATTAGCGTAAGCAGTAGAACTCATTTGGTTGTATTCAAGACTTCCAAACCCATTATTCCCTAAGAATCTATATGCAAGTGGAGAGCCATTAGATTCTGGTAGTGTTCCCGACACCTGTAAAGCGTCATCTCCATTTGGGTCTTGTATTGGTGTTAGTGTTTGATATTGCTTATCCCCATTAGCATCTATTCGATATATGGAGAGGTAGTATACAATATCATTGTTGCCATCTTGGTCAATAAGCATAAAGTACCCAAAGAAGAGATATGTGGGGATCGTGTTTACAGGCACACCCCCTGTTAATGTGGATATTGGGCCTAACACATATAGAGTCGGATCTGGGTAAAGAACTTCATCTTGTGTGCATTGCGTATTATATTCACTAGCAAACCCATCCCTTCCGTCTTCATCTTGCTTAAACTCATACCCTGTAACCTTGTCCTCATAAAAGTCTAGTTCACCCTCTATACCCGATGTTTTAGTGTCTTCCATAGAGTATACAGAGCGTATTTGATCGGATACAACACCGTTTTTGTCGTATGCAAGACCTAGAGGGTTCGTCATGTATTCTTCAGGAGTAGACTCCGAGAAGACATCTAATTCATTAGTGGAGGTGTGTTTGTAGAACGCTTGACCTTCTGCTAACTTTTCTCCTTTGTACCAATCAAGATCAGAGGAGAATGGGTTAGAAGAGATACCAGTAATGGTCAGTGTTTTTTCACTTGTTAATCCACTGACTAAGACATGATCTTGATTGAGTGTATAGGCATAAGACACAGCACTACTATCGACCACGGAGGTGATGTACGAGGGTCTAAATCCCAAGAGATAAAAAGAAATCTTAGGGTTTGATGTAGTGATGGTTTTCGTAGACGGCTTAAAGACTTGATCTTGAGTTGCTGTTTGATTGAGTGAGAAGTTATTGAGGGTGTATGTGCTATTAAAGACTAAAGGGTCTGTGATTGTGTTTGCATATAGATTTTGATTTTTTGTATTGAGCAGGTCGGAGCTACCCGCAGAGTATGTAGCAGTCTTTTGTTCTTGTGTGAAAGGGGTGACAGGTTGTGGTTCATTAAGCACATAAGAGATTGGGGAGGTTGTCCCAATGACTCTGTTTTGACCTAATAACCCTCTACCAGAGTCGGAGACTTTACGAGCTGGTCTTGTGGCATTGAGGGTCATCTCAAGACTATTAAGTTCTCTGAAGCGTCTGATTTCCGATTTGGATTTGGGATATGTGATTGAAACTTTATGTCCCGAACTTATAAGTGGGTTATTATAGTTATTAGCCCCCACAGTGGTATAAGTCCGATCACTTATACGCATGATCCCATCTTTATCTGAGTATGTATACCAGTTGATAGATTCTAAGAATAGGTTAGAATAAGAGTAATCGGGATCTACGAACCCTGCTCCTTTGTCTATTTTTATGGTGATGTCATTCATAGACACAGGCAGTGTGCCTATAGATTTGAGCATATCTTTCACGATAAAGTTGGGTAGGTTTATAGCGTAGTTGTAGTTTACACCCCATCTAGCCACATCAAAAGTGTTAGTGAAGGTAACTGTCTCGTACTTTAATTCATCTCTAACATTCCAAGGAGATGAGTTGTTTTTGAACTTGATCAACCCTTCTTGTTGTATCCTAGAATCTACAGTGATGACAGTCGCTACAAGACCTACCCTATGACCAGACATCATAGGTTCACGAACAGAATCAAAACTCAAAAGGTATTGACCCAAGTCAGATTTTAACTCACAGAAGTACACTTTATCTTTTAGGAAGATAGGCTCACCATCATTTAAGGATTGTGTATCACCTGCCCGACCCTCTCTTATACCGTTTTCCTCTATTGGGTACATACTCCCATTAATGATCTCTACATCAGCGACATTTATGGGTTTCAGTGAAGAACTCGCACCACGATTCAAATCCCGTATTGTTTTAGTTGTGTATTCTACTCCATCACTACCAGTCATTTTCTGATAGATGCCATCTACTGGTTTAATACCACTTTCGACCTCTATGACCCTAAACTTTTGATCTGCTGTGTTGGAGTCATCATCACTGAGGACGAGGTTGTCTGCTACTTGGACATTAGTCCTCCATACACGAATGGTATTACCAGACGCATACCCATAGAACTCGTCTTCATAAACGCCTTCTCTGGCCCTCCTCATCTCCTCTTGGTGGAAAGCCCCTAGTGAGAGTCCAACAAGCCCATAGAGAGCATTTTGGTTGTGGTAGACGAGGTTTGTGTCGATGGTGTTTTCTGTGATGATTTGAGCATCAGTCTTAGCGGGGTCGATTCCGAGAATGGGACTAAAGACATCTTGTTTCCCTTTAGAGAGAATAGGTATGTCCTCATCAATGACTGAGGAAACCTCACCTGTTTTAATGTGAGCGGGTTTGGTTACCCTTAAAACCTTGCGTAAGTTCGTTTGTAATCTTATGATGTTTTTTGGTATGCCGAGATAAACCTCATGGGTGTGTGAGTTTCCGTCAGCATCTATATGAGGTTGAATAACACCATCTACGATGTCGTGAGTATGAAGGTCATCACCCCATTTATATTCAAGGGGTTTGTTGGTAGAACCTAGTCCAGATTCATCAGTGAAGGCAAAGTGTCTGTGTTTTCCAAACACCCCATCTGTGTTGTATTCTGTTGAGGCAAGAATAGAGGACTTGATGTTAGCGATATAGCCCTCAACCGTATTAAGTATAATAGCATTACCCTCTGCGATGTCCTTCAATACTTCATCGACAGATTTCTTTGTTGCCCCTTGCAAGAGAGATTCATAAGTTTGTAGTAGAAATGTGATTGTTTCTTCGTGCGTATCCCCAACAGGAACCGAATCCTCATCTGTAAAAATAAGGTACATAAGTCGAGTGGAAATAAACTCTGCTCTAAGTTGTGTGTATGCTACATCTTCTAAGTTATCTAAAGTATCAACTAACAGTTCTGCGAGTAATCTACCGACACCCTCATAAATGATTCTGTGATTCGGCCCATAACTACGAGTAAAGTAGTTTGAGGCAGTCCCGAAGGACATGGAGTCCACTATTTTATTAGTGAGTATGTCCTCTATCAGTCGTCTAGGGTAAGACTTTGAGTTAAGATTTTCTCTATTTGTGCGAGGGTCGAAATCATAAACCATTATCTTCTCTCCTCTTCGTAGGTGAAGCTGAGATCCCCTACTTGGAAATAGCTGAACCTGTTAACCCTAATCTCACCAACTACCCCAGTCCCATCACCACAAGTATAATTGATTTCAATGACATAATCTGAAGGAGTTTCTCCCAAAGGTAATGACAGCATAAGTTTTCGAGTGGAGTTTGGTATCTCGGTGAGGACTCCACCCGTATTGATATAGGCTTTTTCTAAACCTACGATGCTACCTTTCGTGCCGATCCAGTTTGTTGATACTTCTCTTTGACCAACCGAAAGGGTGTCGATTTGTTTACTGTTCAAAAACACCCTAGCGTTTGACCCTCCACTTGAAGCAGGAACATGGTCTAACTGAACATCCATGAGCCATACTTTGTGGCTAGAACTTGTAAACTCTGAGACTTCCACGGGTATGGTTGGGGTTACTTTTTCACGAAGAATCTGATCACCCTGTGATAAAGAGAGTTCAGTTAAAGGAACAGAGACATAAGATACCCCTTGAACAGAGTCTATCTCCCGAATGAAATCGGAGGGGTATAAACTACCACCTAATGAGGTTTCTGTTATTCTGTTGAACAGAGCGGATTTGAGAATGGAGTCCACGCTAGTAGCTGATGCTCCTTGCTCTAAGTAAACAAGACCTTTCACATTAACTCGTACTGGGGTTACTTCTTTTATGAGGACATCAGCACCCATGTGCTTTTGCTCATCTACTTCTATTTGTAGGTTTGAAACAACAAGGTTTGTCTGATAGGTGACAGTGATGTTTTCAAGAAACTCATAGTCAACCAAGACTGTTTGACTCGATGAGATTTCACTTGAAGTAGTTCTCCTAATCATTGTGAGATCATCATTTACTTCGATCACATAATCGGGGCTAGCGGAGGTAAGGGGGCTTGCGAAAGTATTCCCGTTTGAATCTTTGGCTACAATTGAGGTGATATCGATACCTCGATTTAAGAGGGTTTCGGCATACAATTCATTGAGTGTATGTGTTTCTCCTGTGACCTCAATGATTTTTTCTAGCCCGTCATTGTCAATAATGATGTAGTCTTGAGCTTTTGAAGATTGCCCTTGAACGAGAGGGTCTTCGGTTTTATAGAAAGTATATGGCAAGTCAGTATTATCTGCTTTGCGTACAGAGATAACGGATTTAGCGGGTTGCTTGTTGAGTATGATTTTATTCGTCACCTCTGTTCGATAGTCTCCCAATATGATGTCAGTCATGCGATATGTGGGTTGAGGGATATCTGGATCGAGGATGAGGATCTTCCCCTCTGATATGGTAGCACCAGTAAGATCGAAGAACTCGCCATTGGTTTGGTTTTTAAGTCCAAAGGTATTAGTTCGGTCAATCATTTTAAACAGTGGATTTTCTATGGTGGCATCAGAGGCTTGGAACTTATACGCACCCTCCCTTTGAATCGGGATGAATCTTGATCCTTTTCTTGCTTTGTAAGAGGGTGCGTACACATCAGTAACTTTGCTTAGGATTTCTCCTCTAACCCAAATGTCTACTTTGCCCCCTTGACCATTATCCCGAATCATATATGGACTATCAGCGTCTATGACATCATACCCTACTACACCAGCAGATTCTCTGGCTACTCTTTCGTATCCTGCTTTCGTACCTACATCAACAGAGGAGATGTAAGTCATCGCTCTTGTCATCATTTCTTGGTTTGTTTCTCTACTAGACCCACCGAATGTAGGGGCGTTGTTACTCACACTTAATCCTAGTGGAGCACCCGATATGATTTGTCCTGATGTTAGATTTCCACTCAGCCCTGCTGTATCTGCTTGTATCGGTAAGGTGACCTCATATCTGCGTGTGATTGGATTGTAAAAGTTTGGGGCTTCGGAAACAGAGATAATACCTTCTTGGAGAGTCCTAAATCTCACACCATTACCAGAGATGATTTGTCCAATGGGTACAATCAGATCAAAAGTAGGTAGAGACCTAGAGAAAAAGGTAGCCTCACCTCTAGCCACTTGTCCAGATGTTCTAATAATGCCTAGATTTGATGCTAAACGATCAAAGCAAATGTCGATAAGGTTTTGTACCTGTGTATCGGTATCAAGGAAGTAAGCCTCTTTTAAGAGCTGTTTATAGCTTGAGTTGGCTACATAAAGAGACTCACCCAACCCTGTGGGGTCGTCTATGTCATTTAATGAAACAAAGTTGGTCGCTTTGTAGCAGAAGTCTAAGAGGACTCTCATGCGAGAGATCTCTGACACTACTGGGTCTATAAATAAATCTCTCACAGCAGACCCTGCATGAACACTCGCTGTGGAATCAGCGTCATAGATAGCAGAAATCATACTCTCTGTGAGTTGTGAGTCAGTCACATTCGGGAGGGTGGTATTGACAAGCTGTAAGTTAATAGGAGCAGAACCTACTTCAACACTAAAGGTTGATTCCACCGATTGGTTATCAACAACCTTAACTGATGTAATCACATAATAAAGAGGTGTGTTGGCATTAAGAGAAGTAAACTCACCTATGTCTACCGTATTTGCTGAGTCAGGAGTAAGACGATTGTGTTTGAAAGAAACCTTTGTTTCTAGCTCGATTGAGGAAACATTTGTAGCGAATCGTAATCGACTAACACTTTCGGCAATTTCTTGTGTGCCTATATCATTCCATGTGGTGTTCTGTAAGGCTTTTATCGTAAGGACATTTGGGTCTTCTTCGATGGTGTCAAGATCACTTGAGAAATCGACAATCGAAGTGACTTTTTCAGATTTAGACCCATAGGTGATAGGGTCTATAGGTATCTTGTTAACTTGTTGATACCCATTCCCTCCCCCACTAGTTCTTGATGCGTACACATTATAAGAACTAATCTCCGAGTCTGTATGTACCCAGCTAAGAACTACATTATCATCTGCTCGTTCTGCTTTTATGTTTAAGGGTGGTGTCGGTCTATTTGTATTTGAGTCTATGCTAGAAATGACAATGAGTGTAAGTGAAGTCGTGTTGTTATTCAGACTGTCAGTTGCTGTGACTAGGAAGTTGTTAGCCCCTTGATTTAAGTCTATCCCTTCGGTCGTATTTGGGTCTGGAAATGTCCATGCCCCATTGCTGATTTCGATGTCAGCGTCTACTCCAACAGAAGTGAATACTTCACCTAAGAACGATACATTGATTTGATCAAACCCCTCAACAAGACCATGAATGAATACTTCTTCTTTATCTGTTGAATAACTTGTTGAATCTGATGTGCTTACCCCATCTGGTTTTACTACTTTTAAGATATAACTCATGTCAAACTCCCATCTAATGAAATGCTACCTGGTACTTCAAAGACTATATTTACACTCACTTGACGGTTAGCACCACTGCGAACAACCACATTACATAATAACGCTGTCGCATTGTTATTGAGTGCAGAAACTTCCACAGACTGAACGCTCATTAGTCTTTCTTCTTGGCTAAGGTATTGTACCCTCTTGAGGTCTTGTTGGATCTTCTGCAACTTATCAAGAGCCTGTTGTACGCTTAACCTTAAAGACACACCAACAGAGGCATTGTTTTTTTTGCCTATAAGTCGATTAGCGTTTGACCCATACCAAGCGTGATAAGGATTCGATCCTATCTCGGTCAATAATGCTTTTGCCACATTTTGATACAGTAAATTGGTGTCACTAATCTTTTGAATGTTTCCGTCAGAAGCAAACCTAAAGTCGTTTTCTACACCTGTCCCACCACATCTCCTACAGTATACTTTCTCGGTAGTGTACGATATTTCTAACAACCCTTCAGGTTCAAGGTTTTTTTGAAACTGTATATCGTGTCCATTAATTCTTGATACTAAACCCCAAGGTGGGGTGAGCTTCTTTGTTTTAACAACTTGCTTTTGTTTCTTGAACCCTAGAGTTTT